TGACACACAAGCAATAGCCAAAGCAATCAGTGGCAACCTGGGCGATACAAAACAACAACCCATTGACACACAAGCAATAGCCAAAGCAATCAGCAGTAATTTGGGTGATCTAAAACAACCACCAATGGATCCACAAGCAATAGCCAAAGCAATCAGCAGTAATTTGGGTGATCTAAAACAACCACCAATGGATCCACAGGTATTTGCCAAACTTATTTCTAATACCATGAGTGACTTCAAAGCAGTTCAACCTGCTGGCGGCGAACTAACTCGCAATTCTGCACCTGACACTAAAATGGCAGACTCGATGAATAATATTAAATCCTTGTTGGATTCATTTGTTAATACAAAAATACCTAGTCCGGGAGAAATGCTCAAAAGCGTAATGCCAGATTTTTCCAAAATCTTACCAGTGAATGACATGGTAAATGCTATTGCAGAAAAAATAAATCAACAAACTGCGCAAAAAGAAAAAGTCTCAACAACAGCACCGCCACCTGCTGCAGACAACTCACAGCAACTAGCACTAATGAGCCAACAACTAAACAAACTGGATGAACTAGTGAGAGTTATGAATAGTCAGCTTAACGTGTCAGGAAAGATATTAGCTTATCAGCACTAACATGCGGTAAATACTGCAAGGAAAACTCAAATGTCATGGCGTAAATATTTCAAAGTAGCTGGACCCGATGGTGTAGGCGGGCAACTAAGTCCAATTTCAGGACGCAATCAATTTGGTGTGCCAGGGTATGATCGCCAGCGTGGCGGGGACTATCAAGGTGGCACGCCCAATGATTTTGCTTTTAGAAACTATGCCAGTCGTCTTCCTGAAGTGTATTCTGGACATCCAAATCGTGTTGAACGCTATAATCAGTATGAAAACATGGACGCTGATTCAGAAGTCAATGCATGCTTGGACATCATTGCTGAATTTTCAACACAACTAAACGACGACAACGAAACACCATTTGACATACATTTTTCTGACAAGCCCACTGATCACGAAATTGAAATCATTAAAAAACAACTGCAACAGTGGACCAAACTGAACAAACTAGATCAACGCATATTCAAACTGTTCCGCAACACCATCAAGTACGGTGATCAGGTTTTCCTACGTGATCCAGAAACATTTGAAATGTTCTGGGTAGACATGGTCAAAGTTGCCAGGGTTATTGTGAATGAATCCGAAGGCAAACGTCCAGAACAGTATATTATACGCGACATCAATCCTAACTTTCAAAACATGAGCGTGGCTTCAAAAACCACACAAGATTACTATGTCAGCAGAGCCACAGGCTCTTCCGGCCAAACCAATTATACTGCACCCAACGGTGGTGGCTATGGTGGAGCAGGCGGTGGAGTGGGCAACAATAGATTCACACAGGCCATGAACGAAAGTTGTATAGACAGCCGTCACATTGTGCATTTGAGTTTAAACGAAGGCTTAGATTTCTTTTGGCCTTTTGGACAAAGCATACTTGAAAATATCTTTAAAGTATACAAACAAAAAGAATTGCTGGAAGATTCAGTGTTGATTTACCGTGTGCAACGGGCTCCAGAGCGACGCTTGTTTAAAATTGACGTAGGCAACATGCCCAGTCATATGGCCATGCAGTTTGTGGAACGTGTCAAAAACGAAATGCATCAACGACGCATTCCTACCACCACTGGTGGTGGTGCCAACATGATGGATTCCAGTTATAATCCATTAAGTATCAACGAAGATTACTTTTTCCCACAAACATCAGACGGACGTGGCAGTTCAGTAGAAGTACTGCCTGGTGGTGAAAATCTTGGCGAAATTGACGATTTAAAATACTTCAACAACAAAATGGCACGTGGTTTACGTGTGCCATCAAGCTATTTGCCCACAGGCCCAGATGATTCTGGCATTGCAATGAATGATGGCAAAGTAGGAACTGCACTGATTCAAGAGTATCGTTTTAACCAGTATTGTATCCGACTGCAAAACTTGATCATGCAAAAACTTGATGATGAGTTTAAAATGTTTTTACGCTGGAGAGGGTTTAACATTGATAGTGGCTTGTTTACTATTAAATTATGCCCACCACAAAACTTTGCTAGCTATCGTCAAAGCGAACTTGATACCACAAGAATCACTGCATTTACACAGTTAGAACCTTTGCCTTATATGAGCAAGCGTTTTTTGATGAAACGATATTTAGGACTCACTGAAGAAGAAGTCATGGAAAACGAACAAGCCTGGCGTGAAGAGCGTGATCAACCTGAATTGGAAACCACACAAGGGCAGGATCTGCGTAGTATTGGTATTACTCCGGCTGGCATGGAAGCAGATATTCAAACTGGTCAAGACCTATCACAAAGTGAATTAGCTGGTGCACCAGGATCACAACCTACACCTAGTGTAAGCCCAGGTGCCAACAGCCTGGGTGGTGCAGCAGGTGCCGGAGCTCCCAGCGGCGGTGCACCAGGGGTACCTGGAGTATAAATAACAGTATGATTCTCAATGAAATATACGAAAAATCTCCGGCTGCTTATCAAGATTTAAGTCAAGACAACAGTCAACTCAAACTAGGCGATTTGAGAAAAACTCGACTGACTCTGCGTCAGCTAAACAAACTGCGCCAAATGAATGACGTGCGCAGTTACGAGTACAAAGAAAAATTAAAATTAGTGCGTCAACAATACGCACCTCCTCCTGTGGCTCCTGGTCTGTAATATTTCTTAAATATTACCAGTTTTCCCTCTCAAAAGTACCAATATTACCAGATATATGTAAATATATCTACGAGCCATAACCTTTGGAGGATACAATATGACATCGAAATTTGAACAGTTGATTGAATACGTAATCAACGATGAAGAACAAAAAGCTCGCGAGCTTTTCCACGATATCGTGGTAGAAAAATCTCGTGAGATCTACGAAAACCTCATGGACGAAGATGCTGAAGAGCAAGAAGAGTCTATTGAGGAAGATGCTGAAGAGCAAGAAGAATCAATGGAAGAAGGCATGGATTCATTTGGTGGCGACGCCAGTGATGACTTGATCGACGACGTTGAAACTGAAGAACAAGGCATGCCCATGGAAGACGATGAAGAATTTGACAACGACGCTGAAGAAGCCGGTCATGATCTCACACATGACATGGAACAAGATCATGATGGCGAAGGCAATATTGAAGACCGTGTAGTTGATCTTGAAGACAAGCTGGATGAACTCATGAGCGAATTTGAAGCACTCATGGGCGGTGACGAAGGCGACGACGGAATTGACAGCGATTTAGCCGGCGACGAAGGCGAGCCACTCGGCGGTGATGCACTGGCCCAAGACGACACACAAGCATTTGGCGACGAGCAAGGTATGATGGAAAATGTACAGTTAGACAAAGTTGCTACTCCCAAAATGGGCGACGACGGTGCTAACAACAAAAGCGTAGTTGCTTTTAACTCTGGTGCCAAAGGCATGCAAGGTGCTCCTGTTAAAATGACAGGNGATACTGCACAAGGCCGCTCTGCACCAAAAACAGGTGATTTGCCACAAGCAGGCACATTTAAAAATGTTCCAGGCAAAGGCACTTCAAACTCTAAATTGGCGTCAGCTCCAAAGCCAACAACAGCACAAGCCNCTGGTGTNAATACAAAAACACCATTCCCAAGAGGCTAATCAAAAGATATGGCTCGCAACACTTATCTAAAAGAACATCTAAGCTTTACTCAAGCCAGGGTTGAACTCCTGACTGAGGAAGCTGCAGATGGTTCTGGCAAGACCCTTTACATGAAGGGTATTTGCATTGAAGGCGGTGTAAAGAATGCCAACGAGCGTGTGTATCCTGTGCATGAAATTGCCAAAGCAGTTGAAACAATAAATGAACAGATAAAAACTGGACACAGTGTGCTAGGCGAAGTAGATCATCCAGATGATTTAAAAATCAACTTGGATCGTGTTAGTCACATGATTGAAGGTATGTGGATGGATGGCCCATGTGGCTATGGAAAATTGAAAATATTACCCACACCCATGGGACAACTGGTTAAAACCATGTTGGATTCAGGTGTGAAATTAGGTGTTTCAAGTCGTGGATCCGGAAATGTCAACGACTCAAACGGACATGTCAGTGACTTTGAAATTGTCACTGTGGATGTAGTTGCCCAACCCAGTGCTCCCCATGCTTATCCTACAGCAATTTATGAAGGTCTTCTNAACATGAAGCACGGACATAAAATACTTGGGATGGCCAAAGAAGCCAGCGCGGACAACAAGGTACAGAGGTATTTGAAAGGCGAAGTAATGAAGCTGATCAAAGAACTCAAAATCTAAGGAAAACATAATGTTAGACATTATAAAACCATTATTAGATAGCGACCTGATCAACGAGGAAACTCGTAGCGAGATCACAGAAGCTTGGGAAGCCAAGATGACTGAAGCTCGTGAACAGGTACGTGCAGAACTACGCGAAGAGTTTGCACAACGCTATGAGCATGATAAGACAGTGATGGTGGAAGCCCTAGATCGTATGGTTACAGATGGTCTTGCTGCAGAGATTCAACAAGTGCAAGCTGAAAAGCAATCACTAGCTGAAGATCGCGTTAAGTTCCAAGCTAAAATGAAAGAATCATCTACAAAGTTTAACGACTTTATGGTGACCAAATTAGCAGAAGAAATTGGCGAACTGCGTAAAGACCGCAAGATGCACACAGAAAGTTTATCTAAATTAGAAAACTTTGTGGTACATGCACTTGCAGGCGAGATTCAAGAATTTGCAAAAGACAAACGTGATGTCGTAGAGACTAAGGTTCGTCTGGTGCGTGAAGCTCGTCGTACATTGGAAAATCTCAAAGCTCGATTTGTAACAGAATCAGCTAAGAAAATGTCCGGTGCTGTTAGCCAACATCTCAAGGCCGAACTAGGTCAGTTAAGAGAAGACATCCAAGTTGCTCGCGAGAACAATTTTGGACGTAGAATCTTTGAAGCATACGCTGCAGAATTTGGTGCTACTCACTTGAATGAGAAAGCAGAAGTTCGCAAGTTGCATGATATTATCTCTGAAAAGAATAATAAGCTGAGCGAAGCCATCAAACTCACACAACGAGCGAAAGTTCTTGTGGAGTCAAAAGAACGTGAAATACGTGTAATTAAAGAGTCCAATGAACGCGAAAGCACCATGGAACTCTTGCTTGCTCCTTTGAACAAAGAAAAGCAAGAAGTTATGCGTAATTTACTAGAAAGCGTTCAAACTTCACGTTTGAAAAATGCATTCGAAAAGTATCTACCAGCTGTGTTGGAAGATCGTTCTGCAAGAGCCCCTAAAGTAATTACAGAAACATATTCCACAGAAACTGGCGATAAAACCGTCCGTGTTCAAGAAGAAGACCAAATTGCCGAAAGCAATGTAATCGATCTTAAACGCTTGGCCGGACTCTAAGAAGAAAAAAAGGAGACTTAAATGTCACAGGAATTATTAGAAGGTCGTTGGAACGAGACTAAAGAAGCATTGCTTGAAGGCCTGCAAGGTTCAAAGCGTACTTCAATGAGCGTTATCCTCGAAAATACAAAGAAATATTTGCGTGAGAACGCAAGTTCAGGTTCTACTGCATCTGGAAACATCGCTACATTAAANCGTGTGATTCTTCCAGTGATTCGACGTGTCATGCCAACAGTTATTGCTAACGAGTTGGTAGGTGTTCAGCCAATGACAGGTCCAGTGGGACAAATCCACACATTGCGTGTGCGTTATGCTCAGAGTTTGACTGATAACTCATTGGCTGCAACCAGCGTTTCCGCTGGCCAAGAGGCATTGAGTCCATTCACAATTGCCACTGCATACTCCACAGTTCCCCAAGGTACTACTACTGCTACTGGTTATACTGGTAACAATACAGCTACCATGGAAGGCACAGGCGGTAAGCAAATTTCTGTTCAAATCTTGAAACAAGCCGTGGAAGCCAAAACACGTAAGTTGCAAGCACGTTGGACATTTGAATCTGCTCAAGACGCACAAGCCATGCATGGTATTGACGTTGAAGCAGAAATCATGGCAGCTCTTGCACAAGAGATCACTGCTGAGATTGACCAAGANATTCTCTTGAGCTTGCAAACACTTGCAGCCACAGAGTACACATANAACCAAGCCACAGTGTCTGGTACTGCAACATTNGTTGGTGANGAGCATGCCGCATTGGCAGTTTTGATCAATCGTGTTGCTAACTTGATTGCTCAGCGTACACGTCGTGGNGCTGGTAACTGGTGCGTNGTATCACCTGCAAGTTTGACAGTGTTGCAATCAGCAACAACTTCAGCGTTTGCTCGCACAACAGAAGGCACATTTGAAGCACCTACAAACACCAAGTTTGTGGGTACATTGAATGGCGCTATGCGTGTGTTTGTAAACAGCTATGCACAAGACACACAGGCTGTGTTGGTTGGTTACAAAGGTACTAGTGAAGCAGATGCCGCAGCATTCTATTGCCCATACATTCCATTGATGAGCTCAGGCGTTGTGTTGGATCCATCAACATTCGAACCAGTCGTGAGCTTTATGACACGTTACGGATTTGTGGAGCTCACTAACACGGCCAGTTCTTTCGGGAATGCTGCCGACTACGTGGGCGAGATAGCTGTCCAGAATTTATCATTTAGTTGATCTATTTTGGTACAGAAGTTTTGTACTGGTAGTAAAAACTCAAAAAAGCAACTTCGGTTGCTTTTTTGTTGACTTTTAATCCATAATATGTTACATTAATAGGTGAAGTTGCGTTACAAAACTAAATACTATTATGAAACTAATAAACGAAATCAACGCATACACTTACCTTATTAAATGTAAAGTAACCGGGCAAGTCTACTATGGTAGCAGAACTAAAAATGTTCGACTTAAGAGAACACCGCTTGAAGATTTAATGGTCTACTACACTACCAGTAGTAACGATGTTAACAACTTAATAAAACAGTACGGAATTGAGGCATTTGACTGGGAAGTAAGGCAAACATTTAACGACCTAACTAAACCCGGTGCGTGGGAAACTAAAGTATTGCGTAGAATGAAAGTGCTACAACGCAGAGATGTTTGGCTTAATGCTAACATTGCTGGCAAAAAAGTACTTACTAAAAGTGGTGCTAAAAAGATTAGCGCAACACACAAAGACAAACCTAAAACAGAAGAACACAAAGAAAAAATACGACAAGGAAACTTGGGCAAGAGAAAACCACCCCGCGGTCTAGAGTACAGGGCGTTAATGTCTACACTTAAATCTGGCGTTAACAATCCTATGTACGGAAAAGGGTGTACCGAAGAGCGAGCCGCTAATATTAGCGCCGCTAAGAAAGGCAAACCCGCTAAAAATAAAGGACATAAAGAAACTCGCTCCGACGTATTAGAAAGAATTAAACAAGCCGCGTTAGCTCGTAAACCACAGACACAAGAGCAACGAGAAAAACAAGCACAAAAAACTCGAGGCCAAAAAAGAACACCTGAACAAAAAGAAAGAATCCGTCAAGGGATATTACGTAAACTAGCTGAAAAACAAAAGGAAATAAAATGAACTCAAGACAATACGCAAAACAACAAGACGATGCATACAAAGCAACACTAAGCAAAGCCGGGCTTAACGACGGTGATTATGCAGGTGTTTGTCTATCTGCTGATAGAACAGAATATACTGTTACACTAACTGACGGTTCTACTAAAATTATTCCTAGCGGATTTGAATACGATCCATACTAACACGCCCGTTGCCCAGTGCCAGTCTAGATCTTAAACCAGCCCAAAAATTTATGTATTTTATCAGTAACTGAGTTCCAGTCGCCCATAGCAGGTTGACGGAACAGTCTGGCAGTTGAATACCAAGGACTTGAATCACGATCCAACAACCAA